GCATAGTGGCCCCTTTGTGCCGAGTAAATCTATAAATGAAAAGTTGAAAACCTGTAAAGTCTCCAAATTTTGTTCTGTATTGACTAATATCAATTTCATGCGTAAATGCAAGAGGTCCCTGTCTTTTTCCTCTATGTACGAGAGCAGGATTATCGTATATATTTATTATGGCTAAAGTTCCCGCACTTGTATATAACTCTAAAATTACGTCATACATTGCTGTCATATGATAGTAATTCGGAGTTCCATTTCCTCCAAAATATATTAACCCTTGATTATAAACTATATCAAATTGTATTGTATCCGCTTGACGTACTTGAGTAACACTTTGGAGCCCAAAGGCGCCATGGACGAAATTTTTTGGTGCTGGATCAGTCTCAGCATCATAATCTACTATTTCCCCTTCTTTTGGAGCTAAATGCGTAGGCTGAATAGGTTGATGAACTAAGCCTACATGACCGCTGCGTAGATTACTCATCTCTCTATAATCAAACATTTTTATGGGGGTAGATCCAGAAGCGCCAACAACTGCTGCGGAACCTCCTACATTTTGAATACGCGGTAAAGGATACTGATCAACAGTCCCAAAATTCTCTTGAACCATTAGATCATCAATTTTTCCAATATTAGAGTTAGCGCTTAAACCTATATCTACATTAGTCCCCGTTGTAACTGCTGCTGAAAAAGTTACTGCATCAGTTACCCAAAAAAGAGAAGATTGTGCAGGAGGATTAGACCCATCAACTACAACTTCACGTTGTGCTACATTGATAGAATTAATTTTTCGGTGCTCAATAACTGTAATATATCCAGTTGTATTACTTGCATTATTAAGTGTGCCTACAATAATATCGTCAAAAACTGCTGAGGATACTCCATTTAAAGATCCAATAAAATTTGCTGTGCTGGTATTAACAGTAGATAGACTCCCTTGTAAACTTACTCTTTTAATCCCCCCATTAGGAAATAAAAGAGTTAAAGCAACGATTCTGTCAAAGTCTTTAGACGAAGTACTATCAAATACTGCCGAAGTTAAATTAAAGGGGGCGGGGGTACTATTATTTGTCTCAACTTCAAACTCAAATCCTCCGTCCGTTTTTGTCTTTGAGGTTATTGTAACATTAAAAACTGTATGAGGGGCTGTAACAAGTTCCCTACCTTCCCCCAAGCTAAAATCTACGGGTAATTTTGTATCAACATCAAAAGTGCCTGTTGTACTACTTCCAGTAAAAGTAACTTTTGCATTTATTCTTTTAGGCTTGAATCCTGTATAGTTACCTTCTTCCGCAGGATTATCATCAAAATAAACAGAATGTGCCCCATCTACCAAGCCCCAAATCGGCCCCTCACTAACTAAATCAGTATAAGATACATTTTGATACTCTCCGCCCACAAGGGTACCTATCGCAGTATTATCTGGAGTATAAAGAAAAAGTCTCGATAGTTTGTTAAGTGTCCCCATTACGCGCTAATCTCTGTAACAGCAGCGATTGCTGCAGTATACTTGCCCATGCTGGCATTTCTAGACGTTCCACCTTTTGCACCTTTTAAATTATCGGAGGATGCAGCATTTGCAGAAATTCCTGCAGTATTTGCACGTATATCAAAACTTATTGCTTTAGCTGGAACTCTCATTCTACCATAGCAAACAGGAATAGGATCAGTTTCTAATACTAGTTGAGCTGTTCCTGAGTATAAGTAGTCGGGATCTGGATCTGAAGGATCTCCAAGGGGGTCAGGCGCTAAATGCTCGGCAATACCTGAAAAAGCCATCAGTCCCCCTTGTATCACTAACGTCCAATTACCAGTCATCGCTCCAACAACAACTAAAACTATTCCAGTTATTGCTTTTACGACCCCTTTAAAAAACTTGCCCAGAACCGCGCCTGCAGGTACTGGAGTTATAACCATATCTCCTTCCCCATATCGTAAAGGAAGTTCTTTTTCACTAATAGCAACATTATTTACTTTACATATAAAAGCAATCTGTCTTTTATCACAATCTAATAAATATTGTTTGAAGTTATCAAAATTTGCAGAAAAACATCTAATAACATCTCCGAAAGAGGCTACATCTATATAAGTTTCTTTTCCAAATTTTTCGCCTAATTCTCCTTCAAAGACTACTTTTCTTCTCATTTTTTAACTCCTATAGTTAATTTTGGTAAAACTACATTTAGTTCCATTGTTGGGTAAGAATATATGTAGTAAGGTATACTCATTGCATTACACGTATTTATATCAGCTTCTGAAGGACTATTTGATTCATTAACATGGCTATGAACAATTCCTTCTATTTCATATTGTCGTAAAATATTAAAATACTCTTCAGGACAAAAGCAAAAAACATTATCTTCTGAAGAAATATTTTTACACCCTAAAAATGTAAAATTATCTATAAAAACGCCACACGCTTCTTTTGGTGCCCAATCTTCAAAATGTTTCTTAATAGGTTTCATCTAAACTTTTGAGACCCTGGAAAGCCTCCAAAAGGTAAAGGTTCTGCAGAATTTCTATGCGTTTCATCCTCCGGTATTAGACTACCTGCTGCAACTGTATTATGTACTGCACTATGTCTTGTTTGAAATCTAACCTTACAAGAACTTAACTTTTTACCACAAACATCTAAACGCTTCCAATATGTAGGATATTTTTCTGGCTCTCTACCACTATTTGTAATAACACACTCATAAAATTGCCAACCATTAGTGTTAGGGTTTACCCTTCTTACTTTGTCTCCAATACCTGTTCCATTTGTTACCCCGCTCTCATAAGTTGTAGCGGAAGCCCAAGTTGAAATTCCGCTAGATGCAGCACTAGTTGCAATTAATCTATCGTTCTCATCAATCCAAAGACTAAAAGCATTTGCAGGAACAGGACAACCTCCTCTACCATAAAGAAGCCCTTGGTACTCCCAAGCACAATATTTTCCAACTGCAACTCTCGCAGGAATTGTAATCCCCTCCATATCTGCAGGGCTTACAAGTTCATAGTTGGCAAATATATTGTCTTCTTGGCTCACTTTTTCTATGAAGTAAGTACCCTTAGGGAATTCTGTAGGTATTTGAGGAGTATCCCCTACTCTGTATGTATGTTTAAAAAGAGTACTTCTATAAACTACTTTAGTATTAACTAAATCATCCGAAGTAAAAAGACCTTCAGTTTGAAGAATATTATAAATTGTTTGTTCATCTTCTACTCCGTTTCCATTATTTCCCCTTCCCCCTGCTAGCATAGGTATATTTGCCATTCTTAGTGAAGGACGATTACTAGACCCTTGAGAGGTCTGTGATATTCCTGTAATTTCAATTGGAAAGGCTAAATATTCATTTAAAGTATTTCCAAGCTCATTTGGAAAATAAATATTTTCACCAATTGTTCCAGCATCGTAGTCAAGTCCATTATGTACGTACAAAATACTACCACTTGGGAGTGTTACTTCGAATAATTCTATTAAAGCATCATCAATTGACTGCTGCTGAGATTGCCTTATAGCAATATAAGGGTCTACAGCTACTGTAAATGAGGATGTCTGAATTAAACAATCCGCTCCCGCTGTAGAAGGAGTAGCAGACCCATTTACAAATTGAGGTGTTGTATTAAAGTGGTATAAGCTAAGATAGTAGGTTGCAAGAGGGCAACTCTGGCTAGGTCGGATATTAATTGTAGTGCCATTTTTAGGACCAGTTAGAATTCCATTTCTGCGTTCAAAAGAACCAACAGGAGCTAATTGAGTTGCATTTGCATCTGTAGTAATTTTCCAATAAAACTTTTCTGGGCCTCCTACAGGGCCGTCATAGTCACCAGTATTATAAGTACCGTCTAAGAAGGGCTCCAAATCCTCCGGCATTGTTATTTCTATATCTTCTACTCCTCCGGGACCTATAAAACTAGGTAGGCCTGTGAATCCAAAGGCGTCAGGAAGAATTAAAAGTCTAGCGGACAACTGGGCGTGCGGAATTATAGGTGATGTAAGTCCAGGCTTAACTTCAGTGTACCAAAACCACCTAGCATAATAATCGGTATTATCAGTGGCAGTAAGCGTCCAAGTTGTGTCTAACCCCGGAGATCCTGTTGCATCGGGATCATTTAGTCCGGTATCATTATTCGGTGCTGCAATATACCTTATTTCACCAGCATCCGTAGTATTTGAACCTGTATATACTGTACGAATATTTACAGTATCTCCAGTTTTTATAATTACGGTATAGTTAGAGGAAGCATCCGCAATAGGAGGATGATACCCATAAGTATTTGCGGGTACATCATCAACTTCAAGATAGTAATTAAAAATAGCCATATTAAGTAGTTCTAGGAGTATAAATTCTAGCTA